TTGGACGTGATTCTTTTACGCCAACTTCCTTAGCCATATTAGCTGCGTGTACACGATTCCATGCTTCATGTGCATCTACACCGAATGCATCCATTGTACCAATTGCAACCACACACAAATCAATCAAGCCATCTACAATTTCTGGAGCATTGCGATCATGTATCGCTGCAGCTCGTGTTTCATTAAGTTCTTCTTCAAGAAATTGAAGACGAAACTCGAGAAACTTTTGCATCATCTCGACATTATCTTTGTTAGCTTCAACCCAATCATGCACACCGTACTTAGCGTGCATATCATTAATATCTTTTACCCAATTTGTCATAGTATTATTATACTCCATTTTGTCTGATTTGTACACCATTTTATGCAAAGAATTCATCAAGAGTTGCAATTGGCTCGGACGTCCAGCCAACCGCTTCGAGGATTGGTGTTAGAGGTTCGAGGAATGTTTTATCGAATTGCTTGTCATAATCAACATAGTTATTTAGCTTGAATTCTTGAGGCAGTACATCTGGAAAAGCGATAACATTTTCTTGCATGATGTTAGGAACTTTCATGTAAGTGAAAAATATACGAGAACCATTTGTCACTACTTCATATTTGCGGCTTAGTTTATTGTCCTTGATTAATTTATTATAGAGCAAAGAGCCACGTACATGAATAGGTGTACCTTTTCTATAGACTGTCTTCTTATCCGCGTAAGGAATTTTCTGGCTTTTACCATTTTTTACTACGGTTTGAAATAAGCTGACACTACGTGGAAACGCAACTTTCTCTGGCGAAAGAGACTTGAATTCTTCTTTGAATTGTCGAATAAAGTTTTGTGTATCTTCTTCTGTACCAGAAATAATCACGTTGAATATTTCTTTAAACTTATTACGACATACTTCAGGTGTAGAAGACTTGATAGCCTCAATACCCATGATCTTAAGCTTTGGCTGTGCGTACTGTACACCTTCAGAGTTATGCACATTAAGAATGTACCGCTTCTTAGCTGTCCATATACCACGATCAGCGATAACCTCTCTACCCATTTCCATACGTTGCTTATGGCAATTCATTTTAGTGAATAGATTTTCATATGCAAGCTCAAGGTTAGGCTCGAAATGTTCTTTGCATATCTTATCAAGAAACTTTACAGGATCTTTAGGCTGTAGCTTTTCTACCATAGGACCAAAGTTGACATATAAACTATCGGTGTCGATTGCAATAACATAATCAACGTCATCCGTTTTCATTACTTTGTTCATTGCTTGATTCATATGTCTTTCGGCCCACTGCACCGCCAGCTGGCCAGTAAGAGTGACACCCTCGGCAAGTCTGAGGTCGAAGTATTTGAAGTATTGATTGCCGAGAGCGCCATAAAGCGAATTCATAAGAATCTTAATAGCCATTTGCCTGTTATTGAGTCGATTGATTTCTTTCTCCAACTCAATAGTTTTTTCTTTTTGATAAGAAGTTTCTGCGGCAAGCATCATATTCTTAATAGATCGCCTATCACCATAATAGTCTTCAATGATACGTGGAATAACACCATCAATGTCTTTGCGGTATGTTGAACCATTTGCAGCGACAGCATACGGAACTTCGATAGATGGAGCTTCCATGTAATAGTCAACACCGGAAACTTCGGATTGCGAAACCAGAGTTTCTGGACTCATATTCCACTGCACAATAATATTAGGATAAAGAGAATTCAAATCAAAGGACACTACCCAATCATGAGCACCGACTTGTGGTTCTTTGACATAGCCACCAGCAAACTTTGTCTTACCAGCGTCTGGTCTTGTAACGAACGGAACTTTCTTTTCGCTTAGTAGTTTACGATAGATGATCGATTCCCATATAGCTGTAACACCAAACGTATCGGAATAGTTGACACCACCTTTATACGCAACAGTCAGAGCCAGAGTAATCAAACCCATCTTATCTTCGAATCTTTCGATAAGCTCAACGTCTTTCATATTATAGTCAATGTATTTTTGAAAGTCATCTTTGTAGAGATTCTTTAGAGAGCCTGATTCTTCGAACGATAGTTTCTTATCGCCAAGAACGACATACGCGATATGATTAAGTTTGTATGATTCTTGTGGACCGTACGAATAACCAAACTTCTTGAAGAGCTCGAGATAATCAAGCTGTTCAATACCTTTGATGTCATATGCATCTTCGGTACGACCTTGACGTGTGATTTGTCGATAGTCAACCATACCCCAAGGAGAGAAACGCTTGATAGATTCTACACCGAGAATCTTGGCTGTACGATTTACAAGGTATGGAACATCGAAGAAACGCATATTCCAACCAGTGATCACGTCAGGACAGTGCGATTCGTCTGCCCAGAATGTAAGAAACTTTTCAAGTAGACTTGCTTCATCACGACAGCGATAGTAGCGCACTGGCTGAATGAGAGATTTGTCAGTATCGAAATCACCATAGCCCCACACATGGTAGAGCTTAGACTTACTTGATTTGTATGTGATTGACAGGACACGCTGGCTAGCTTCGCTAGGATGTGGAAATCCATCTTCGTATTCTGTTTCAATATCGAACGTACCTACATCGATAAACTCACGCTTGAAATCGATATCGCGAGGAAAGCGTTGACTAATATATTGATGAATATAATTTTTGTTACCGTAGATCTTACGACCAGAAACTTCATTGTTCATTTCCAGCCATTGCTTTGCTTGACGCATTCCATCCATTTCAACTGGTGCAATGTTTAAACCATCAAGAGATTTCCATTCAGATTCTTTTTGAGACTGTGTAAAGAACACGGGCCTGAAATTATTTTCACGTTTATAGATTTTTTTACCGTGCGCATTATAGCCACGATATAGAATAGAATTGCCGTAACGTACGACAGACGTATAAAAAGACATACTACAACCTCCAACTTCAAGATATATTATACCATAATTTTTAGAGTTTGTAAACCACTAAATGCTATCCAGAAACATAAATTCCTTTTTTGGGTCGATATGGTGTTTTCTGATGATGGAGAGAAGCTAACAATTTTCTGCAAGCAGCAAAATCAGGACTAGACTGAGGGATGGATCTAAGAGCATTTTCAATTAGATCCATTTCTCTGGGGTTGATTTTAATTTTGTCGTTATACGGCAAACAATTCTCCTATACAGGAATCTCAGAAATAGTTACAGCACGCATTCTTTCTACGAGTCGGTTTGCTCGATTTGTGACTTGCTTATACCACCTTGAGTCTACCATTTCATCTGCAGCTGCATCCCAATCACGGGCGTCAACACCACGTTTCATACCTTTAAACTTGGATAGACGTGGTCGACCCATATTGAACATCATATTTGCTATGATTAGTTGAACTTCGTCTGGCAATTCGTCAAAGTCATCGTAGAGCTGTCTGCAATCATCCAACACGATTTCGACGTCTTTGTCAAAGCATTCGTTGACTCGGTCTTCTGAGACTTCGGTGCCGACTGGTTCTCCATGTTCCGGATCGTCGTCCCTAACCAGATGACCAATGCCAAAAGTAGGAAGGCCGAGATGATCGAGATAGATCTCATACTTTACTCCTTCATCCTCTGCAATTTCTTCTCTAAGTTGATCGATATTCATTTTATTCTCCTACGGTAAGTCTACATAATACGGAAATTTGTCATCATCTGGTTCCCAGTCATGACCAAATTTCTTTTTCCATATTTCATATTCATCTTTGTATTCTGTTTTTACTGGTTTTCCTGCTTGTACTTTATATATTCTTGTACCATCATCATCATACTCCCAATCGCGCTTAGCAGGATCGAGGGACTGCACGTTGATTTCAGTCATTTAATTCCTTTTAGTAAAGGTTGAGGGGATATCTATTTGGCAATCACATGTTTCACAGACTTCATTCACTTGGCATGTAGGACATTCAGCATCATAACAATGGCATCTACATTTGCACTTTTTACAGATTCTTCGTGGTCCGTCCATTTGAAACCTCTTGTTAATAGTTAAAAGGGAGCAATAGGATTACCGCTCCCTTTTATTTATTTAGTTTAACGCTTCAACTTCTTCTTCAGTGTATGGCCACATTAGATCCAAATACCCTTATGCCGTAAAGCTTTCATACGGTTTTCTAAGTCTACTAGATCTTCTGATTCGGCGAGATACCTTTCCACTGGATCTTGCGACATTCTTTTCATCAGCGTTTTGAACAATTTAATCATTACATTTCCTTCTGAATTGTTTTATGATTAAGTTCTGCTACCAAAGATTCATATGTATGCTCAGGATACTCCTGCAATAAATGTTTGGCAATTTGCCGATTAGCTTCGATCTGTCTTGAAACTTGAATCGACTTACCGATTGAAGTAAAAAGACCTGCAATGAACATGAAGATTTTATTTACACTACCAAAGAGTCCTTCAAGAAGACTCTTGGAGTAATTGAGAGCTATTGTTGTCATTTGTTAGTTCCTCGTTTTTTCTAATTGAAATTTTACGAGGCCGCTTTTCTTCCGGAAGGACTACTTCAAGTCCGACAGTCAAGATTCCGTCCGTTAGATCAGCTCCAGTTACTTCGGTGTATTCCGACAGTCTAAATGACTTTTTCCAATTTCGAGCACTAATACCTTTATGAACATACTTATCCTGTGATCGACGCTGAGGTCTGTCACCTTTGATAGTAAGGACATGATCCTTGACTTCAATATCAATATGTTCTTGTTTAAATCCGGCCACAGCAAGTTCGAGAGAATATTTGAGCTCTTCATCTTTTACTACGTTATGTGGTGGATAGGTATCCTTCGCATGCTTGTGAATATTCTCAAGCTGATCGAAGATGTGGTCAAAACCAATAAAACCCGAGCGTGGGTATACGATGTTTCCAGTCATATGTTCCTCCTATTGACTAGCAAGGTTTAAGTGGACACCGGGTAATCCGCGTATCCTTTTCTATATATAGTTACTTTTTTTGAAAAGTACATATCTAGAAATATATTTTTTATTTGGGTATATAATCAAAAGTCAATCATTATCTCTTGTACTTTTCTTTCAAGATCTTCATTTTGATTTTCCATAGCAACAATTTGATCTCGCAGTTGTTCTACTTGATCACTTCGTTGTTTCATTACGTCTTTGATTTCTTCTAAAACAACCGCTAATCTTTCTTTCAATTCATCAGCAGACATTTCTACTCCATCGGCGTAATGCCAAGCCATGCACTAAATCCGAATACTTCCATAATCATGAAAGTAAAGAACATGATAACCATAGCCCACATTATAAGTTTGCCATTAAAGTTAGATGCTGCGAGTTTGATAGCAAGAATCTCGTTACCAAAAAATCGCAGCATTAATTCAAATTCGTTCTCGTCTTTTTTTACTGCGATGCCAGTCTTTTTCTCTTCAGCCACAATCGTAGCCTGTAAGAATTACTTGGATCCAATATTGTACTTCGGACATAGTTCCCAGTTTCCTTTTTCCTTATAAGGAATAATCTTAATCTGGCGAAGCGGAGCGAGTGGTTTAGCCCTTTCGCTTTCTTCGATTGTAATCAGTCCCCAATCACTCATGAGTTGTGAGATTGTGTTACGTCTTGCAATATCATTTTCTTCAAGATTAGATTTCTTTCCGTCAAGCAAAAACAATTCTTTAAAATGTACAATGAAATATCTACCTTGTTTATGTAGGATATGACAAGACTGAAATAATTTATTTTCTTTACGAGATGCAACACCGATACGCGTCAATGTTTCACGAACCTTTAAAAAGTCATCTGGTTCGTTAAGTGTAACTTCGAGCATCGAAGCAGGTGTCCACTCTATGATTTTATTTTCTTCCACCTTTATAAACCTTTTTCTTCAATTCTTCCATTTGATCTATTGAGATGAGGTCGTGTACTTGGCGGGCTTTTTCATTGCTATAGCCATAGTATTCTTTAATTACTTCCACATCACCGGACGATTGTGCTTTTGTCCATTTAGAAAATCTTTTCTTTTTTCTAACTATATTTATAAGAAAATCGAATTGAAGACGATTATCAAGGTGTGCATGCTGATTCATCTCATTTGCCATTAAGACAGTATCATTAAAATAAGATAAACCACGATTTACCATGAACGCGTTATAACCTTTCTCGGCTATATCGTCAATCATGATATCTTTCTTTGTGTCATTAATTGCAGTCAAATATTCAAACGGATTCATGATATAATACCCATTCAAGTTCCTGTATTAGACGACCATACCATGCTTTGTCATGATCATCACTTGCTCGTTTTGAGTCTTCTTTGAGTTGCTCAATTCTTACTTTTATATATTCATCTTTTGTTATAACACGATTACGACGCATTAGAACCAACCAATCTTTATGCCATTATGAAGGATGATAAAAAAGCAAGCGACCATATGAGTAACAACCCATATAGTACGAATGATTGCTGCGACGTCGTTTTCACGATTATCATCGGTTATTTTGCTCCCGATTGTTTTGCACCAAACACTCCATGCTTTACGCCAGTTCAACATTTGCCATAATCTCCGTCAGGCAAGCTACCACGTTTAATTCGTGGTCGGCTACAAACGCATGCTTATACTGATAGTCTGCAAGTATAAGCACGAGTTGCGGAACGGATTGTGGCTTAATCTGAGTATAAGCTTCATCATATAAAGCTCGAAAGATTGCGGTTGCGTCCATATCCATATTGTTTGCAACCCATTTTCGCATACTCTTAAAGTCTTTATCTTTAATTAAAGGATAAAGTGCTGAAATGGATCCAGTAGAATCAGAAGTAGACCCGACATAAACCCCAGTAGTAGTATTTCTTTGTAATTCATTTAGCACTCTCCTCCAATCAGGCGCATGTTTCATAATCAAATCAGCGAGAGATTTACCATCGCCAAATGCTATACCTTCATCTTGTAATATTTTTGCTGTACGATCCATAAACTGACCACACAGCTCAATCATACCTTTCTTAGTCGTATTGAATTCATATACACCACAACGTGAATGTAGTGGTTCAATAATACGATTTTTAAAGTTGCAAGTAAGAATAAAACGACAGTTATTTGCAAATTCTTCAATAAAACCACGAAGTGCAGGCTGTGTTGATTGCGGATTAAGATAGTCTGCCTCATCAAGGATGACAACTTTATATCCACCTTGAAGAGAAACAGAAGATGCAAATTGCTTTATCTTACCGCGCAATGTATCGATGTTACCTTCCTCAGATCCGTTAATGAGGATGTAATCAAGACCAAGTTGTTTGCACATCGCTTTAGCGACTGTAGTCTTACCAAGACCAGCCGTGCCACTAAATAACATGTTTGGAAGTTCGCCAGAATCGACGATTGCTTGAAAAGTTTCTTTCAAGCTTGTTGGTAAAACTGTATCGGCAATAGTAGTAGGACGATACTTTTCTACCCAAAGGAAATCATTAGACATTCACTTGCTCCATCATATAAAAACATTATACCACAAATCGCGGCACATGTAAACAAAAAGTTGCGAGGCTAACCGTGGCCTCGCGCGGGTCTATTATGCGACCAACCATTGTGCTATTCAGATTCCATTGCGGCTTCTTGTTCAAGATTTTCCAAAGCTGGATAACCTGAATACACTGATCACGAAGGCCACCAATGGTAGATAGCTCTTCACCCTTAAAAGCACCACGCTGAGTCATTGCATCAATAACTGCAACTGTAGAACGTGAAGATTTATTTGCAAGATCCATCAATTGATCTTGCGCTGAAGTTTCATCTGACATGTCATACTCCAAAAGTTGATGATTTTTCAAGTGCAATCCAGTATTTGATATTGCTATCCTTATTACTAAATTGCGAAATTAATTTCGATGAGATCTGAACTTCATAATCGCCCGGAAGCATTTTCAGATTACCGATATTGAGGATAAAGTTAAACGTGGCACCATCCGGATACGTTCCATCGACGTCAATGGAAAACGCATTTGATGTCATGTTCTGACTGTCAATAACAGAGAGGCTAAGCACTCCATCATTTCCAGAAATTGAGACTTCGTTATGGCCAAGTGCTGAAGCGGCACGTTTTAGCTTGTTGAACGTATCATTATCAAGCGTAAAAGTAACATCTGCACTTGGCATAGTGATGTCTTTTGTAGGTGTAGTTAATGTTTCTTCGGAAGAAAAGAAATATTTCACTTTTGATCTACCAGATGAATCAGAAATACGTACGTATCCATCCTCAAATTGTAGATTTGCTGTATCGACGAGACCAAGCACGCCGATAAATTCATTCATATCGTAGATACCAAAATCTTGAGAAAACGTTTCATCAACTATTGCGGTAGCTAATACGTTACGTGCCTCAGAAATTGTTTTAATTGTATTACCTGAACGAATTAAAATATTCTGGTTGATACCAGAAAAGTTTTTTAGAATTGACAGGGTGTTATCACTTAGTTCCATCATATACTCCGTGTTTCATTATTAAGTTATATTATACCACTTTTTAA